AGTTTCCATCACCACGTCGTCCTCGTCGCCGTAGCTAAATAACGAGGAGAGTCTTGTGGGAGTTACTCTTTAAAATAACTTCCACGGCGTAGTTAAGCCTGAAAAACTCGGAAAGGAGTTTTAGTATGGACTATACTGTGCACGATTCATATCAGAACCCCGCCCTGTTTGGAGGGACCTTTGACTACAAAGATACCCGAAGGGTTTTCTCCCTGCAGGAAGTGAGCTCTAGCCCGTATATTGACACCTTAGCCAAGGATGCTCAATTGTCGGTTTTAGCAACACTTGCTAGGACACGCGCTGGTTTCAACACTGATTTAGTAACCCCTATGATTGGACGTAGTGAACCTGACAAACTTGCAGCCCGTGCCAGGTTTAGGGATGATGTGTTGAAAGTGGTAGCAAACCTTGATCCTAGCTTCAAACCCCTGATTGACGCTGAACACGTTCAAGCTACTAAGGTCGGTCCGACGAGTATCATGCTACCTTTCACAGAGCGTAGAACCGAACTTTACCGGTACTATTCAGTACCTAAGTACGATAAACAGTCCTTTAAGTACTGCGAGTTAGCTTACGAGAAGTTTAAATCAGGTCTTCCACACCACAAATTAGATCCTACCAGTTTAGATCAAGCGTTTATCAACATGCCTAAGGGTACTAACTTAGGCGCCCCGTTCTTTCGGAAAACACCGGATAACTATCCAGAATTGATGGTGTTGGCTCGAGAGTTTGAGAAGGGCGGGTTTGATGTACATAAATATAATCATGCTTGTATGTTGTATTGGCGAGGCCAAGCTACTGGTCTTACCACTCCAGTTAAGCAACGAGGAGTGTGGGGCTACCCACACTTTGTGTCACTACATGAGTTTAGGCTCATGGCGCCGATAATTGAGTTATTCAAACGGCTCAATGGCTTTTCGGCGTTGGTATCAAGTGACAAGGTTAATAGAAGGATGACTGAGTTTATCAAGGATGATCGGATAAAATACTCAATCGACTTCTCATCTTGCGATCAATTCGCACTTCCATTAGTTGGATTTGCGTTTGATGCAATGCGCTGGATGTTCAAACGTAAGCATCACCGGATTATTGACATGGTAGAAGACAGATTCAGGAATATACCATTACTGACTCCCGATGGAATCTGGACGGGTGAACATGGAGTTCCAAGCGGAGCGGGTCCCACAAACTGGGTAGACTCATTAGTTAATCGAATCCTCGGAGGAGGCTGCGCATTAGCTGCTGGGACGGATCTGGATGACTGGGAAGGTCAGGGCGATGATGGTGTCTGGTTATTCAGAAAGGATCCAGGACTAGAACATATTACTGAATTTGCCAGGTCAATGGGTATGTACGTTGGGGTTGATAAAGGTGGAGTCTCAACTGATAACTTGTTATACCTACAAAACGTCTACATGCGCGTTTATCAAGTAGACGCTCTGAGCGTTGGCGTGCGTCCCTTAGAGAGGTTGCTCCCCGGACTTCTCGGTTTTGAAACACCTAGGGATAAGGCTTGGAGACCGGTTGATACGAGTTTCCGCTGGATCCAGCAGGTTGAGAATGCGAAATACCATCCCTTCTTTGAAAGTATTGTCAGGCTCCTATTCCAACACGATCGTATGTTGAGGGACTTCACTATTAGGGAACTAATCGATATTGGTGGAGGCTTAACAGAGATTGAAGCCAGGGAAAAGAGTAGTGGTTTCCCGTATGGGAAAGAACCATTGTCTGAACTTGCGCAGTTCGCCACTGTAAAAGTGCTAGAGAAGCTGAGGAAGCAACTAAAAGGCAATGTCCCTGATGGTGACTGGTGGTTTAACCCAGGTCCGGCTTAG